GGTTTGGTGGGAAAAACACCAACAGCATCGGGTCGTCAACCCGAACGATAACGTTGTGCAAGGGCGCGCAGATATCGCTTGTATGGTCGTCCTTAACCACCACAAACTGTATAAACGGGAAAATGTGCTTGTCGCGCTGTATTTCGCCCCACAGGCGCGCCATTTGCGTGCTGGCAACAATGGTGTTGTACTCTGTTTTTAAATGGCGTACCGATGTGCCCACAACGGCTTGGGCTTCGCGTTTAAAGTCGTTCCAGGTGCGCAACGCCCCGGTGCCGTCCAGCAGTAAATTATTAAGCCTTATTAAGTCGTTGTAATTTTTTGCCGATGAAAAGTTCCAGACGTTCTGTTTCAGCTTTTCGCGAATCACATAATCGGGCGTGTCCCATTCCACGGCAAACACATCATCAATGGCATTGCTAAAGGCAACTGCCTGTTTTTCAACAATGCTTTCAACTATCTTGTTTTTGGGGATGTTCTTGTTTTTGTAAACATCCTTTAGGCTGTTCAACCAATCATCGGCAAGCAGGTCTGCCCAATCGGGCGGGTTGCCTTCGCTTAAATTGATGGCGCAACACGGGTGGTACTCCTGTTCTAAAGCTTGCCAATCAAGCTCCTCATAGCGGTTTAATTCTATTGAGGAGCGTTTAAAAAAAAATCCTTGAACCTGTTGAATAACGAGAGCTCTTTGGCGCTTACCTTTTCGGGGTCTTTTTTCTTTTTGCCCTTGGGTTCTTCGCCCTGGTCGCCTTCCTCTTTTTTGGCATTGGGTGGCAGCGGTTCTGTGGGGTCTTGCACCTTGCCCTTGCCTTTGGGCAAATTAAAGGTTTCAAAAATGTAAGCTTCATCTACGCCGCTGTTTGTAAGGCTGTTTACCTTTTCGGCAATGGTAAGCTGTTTTTCCTTGGTTAGTTTTTCGCCCCGTTCGGCAAACACAAAGTTACCGCCCTTTACGGGGTAGCCCCGTTTTTCCAAGCGTGGTAGCAGCTCGGTGTTCAACAGGCGCTGTATGTACCGCCTATCGGCTTGGTTCAGGTCGTCCTCGGTCTCGCCATGCACGTAGGCTTGGGCATAACTGCCGCCTTCTTTGGTGGTCATGGTCTGGCTGTTTATGCCAATAAGTATCTGTTCGTCGCACCATTTTAAAAAGGTATCGTGTATGGTTACGTTTCCACTGGCACTTTCGCCCAGGGTTTTCACATCGCCGTTTTTGCTCATGGTTATGCTGCCCCCAGAACCGCGGTTCTTAAAGGCCTCTTCCATTTCAATGCGCCCGTTTTCATCATCGGGGTCGTACAGCCCCACCATTTGGGGGATGCCGTATATTTCGCAATATTGCGCATAATCGGCACCGCCATTTCGTTTGAATATCACAAAGGGCGCTGTTTTGTTGAACAGGCCTAAATCGGTATCCTTGCCCAAGTTAATAATCCAATCGTTATCTACATAACTCCAGCCATCATCATCAAAACGGTTTTTAAGGATGGTCTTGGTTTCGGTGTTCAAGTGCTGCCTTGGGATGTTGAAGGGCTTGAACTTGCCATCAACCCAATTGAGCTCGATAACCGTTTTGCCGTAAAACTTGGTTTTCATAAACTCGATAACCAGTTCTTCAAACTCGGGGGTATCGATAAACTCCTTCATCGCTTCCACTTCCTTTTTATCCTTTTGGAAAAGGATCTCGCTGTTGGTAATGGCGCGTATGCGTTTATCTACCGCATCGGAAAGTACCAGATCGTTAAGCAGGTTATCAATCAAATCGTAGTACGCCGCCCTACGCCCACGGTAGGCGGTGTTCATCAATGTTTGCCAATTGTCAATACCAACGGCGCTGGCACGCGGTGGCGTAAGCACTAATACGTTGCTTATGTTGATTGCTTTTTTGGGTTCTTGTTTTGCCATGGTTTAATAGTGGTTTGTGCGTTTGGGGTTGGAATGGTAACTGAAGCTGGAAGCCTTATCGCTTTCCGGGGCTTCCTCAATTTTTGGCAGCGATGCCGGCATGCCTTTATACACCGCCGTAAGCCAATCAACGGCCTGCTGGTACCGGAACTTCTTATCTTCATAGTCAATGCTCGGGTTTGCCAGCCCAATGAGTTCCCAAATGGCTATGTCCTTTATTATTTTGAGCAAAAGCGGGTTGCGTTCCTGCCCTGTTTTGGCAAAAATGGCCGCTGTGTCGTAGTGCTTCATAAGCTTGCTGGTGGCAAACTCTATGGCCATGTCTATACAGGCAAGGGCAATAGTTTCGTCGCCTTCAATAATGGCTTCAATTTCGCTTTCCCGGGCGTGGGTTTTTAGTTCGCTAATAGGTAAATAGGGCATCATTAGTATCGTTTTTTGTTTGTTGGTTTGCTGTGTGTTTGTGGCGGTGCCACGTTTTGTTTGTTTTTGTGGTTTATGCAGAATACGGCACCTTCAACGGCATCGGGGCCATCGTCGTTGATGCGGCTTTTTGCCGAGAGGCCCAAGAACTGGAACTCCATCGCTTTCATGTCCTCGGTATCCTTAAAGGCTTCGTTGAAAATAAGCTTGCCGTTGCTGTTCAATGGCTCTAAATTGCTCTCAATGCGGTAAAACTTATCGGGCTTGTCGCGCTCATCGGCCTTTAGGTTAAGCGTTTTGTTGTGCCGTTTGTTGGCCTGTTTTATTTCGCGCTTAATGGTATCGTCAATCCATGGCCACTCGATTATTAAATAGGTAGCCGATTTATCGTTTACAAAGTCCAACAGCTCAAACTGCCAATCTATCATTTGGCGTGTGGTGGTTTGCCGGCACCGCACCCATAGTACGTGGTATTCGTCTTTATACTTGCCAATAAGAGCCGTGGCCTTGTAATCTGCATTTTTTTTATAGGAGGGGTCTGTATAGCCAATTAGGAACTTGTAATTTTTAAGCGGCTGCATTTTGCCATAATGAAGCTTTTTGAACACCTTGCCGAGTACGACCGGGTTGTTGAAATATTCCTTCTGGGCAGAGGCGGCGCTCATTTTAGAGAGTACCCTGTCTATATGCTCTTCGGAATTTTTTGCCCATGAGCTTTTGCCGTTCTCGTCGCGAATGTTTACCACGGTAGTTTTATCGGCAAACTCGCTTGCTTTTTTGATGCAGCAATAATCGGCAATAATGTTACCGTTCCAAATGGCCAAAAAGGGGTTTGAAATGGAGCGCGCGCCATAAACGGCCTGTTCTACCCATTCCCACTTCTTGTCTATAATATCGGGGTTGCGGCAATCCTCATCGGTATCAAAATCATCAAACACGGCGCTATCCGGCCTAAACTCTTCGTTCCTGGCACCACGGGGGCTTTGGCGCGCGCCAAGTGCCAAAAACATGCCGCCGCTTTGCAGCATGAAGCTTTCCTCGCTCCAGTTGCCAAAGGTTTCCTGTACGCCGTAGTCGTGGATGATGCGGCGGTTGCGCTCGAAGGTAAGTTTGTAAGGGCGCAGGATGCGCACGGCGGCTTCCTTGGTGCTTGAAATCATGAAGGTAAACTTCTTCTTGCCGGTTAAATGCAGATAGATAAGCTCCATCATGGTTAAACCTGTTTTGCTCATTTCGCGGCACCAGTTGCGCACTTCTATCCATTCCGGATTGTTCAATACCCGTTTTGAAGAAGCGATATGGAAGTGGGGCGCATCCGAGGTGCAGTACTTTTCAAAATAGTGCTTTTTCCACTTCTCAAAATCGGCTTCCAGTGCGGTGCGCCTTGCTTTAATGGCCTCGTCGCTTTCAAACAGGTCAACATCGCTTGCGCTCTGGAGGTTATCATAGTAATCGTTCCAAAAGTCGAAAGCAACCTTGTCGTCGCGGGTATGTTTAATTTTGCCAAGCATCAATTTAAAATGGTTTTAATGAATTGGTTGGCGTAGTTGCCAATTAAAAGCGCATCGTCCGTGTTTTGTTTTTTGGCAAAATCGATGAAGGCCGTTAGTGAGTTTACGTGTTCGGACACCAGTGCTTTTGTTTCCAGGTCTTTGATGTCCTTTATAAGTTGGCGGCGCACTTGTGCCAGTTTAAAATCGGCAAAGCGTTGCCCCTCGGGTTGCTGTTTTATAGAGTTGTTTATTTGCTCCAGTTCTTACATCATAAGGCGCAATTTCTCGC